AAGTCTTGCCTCTGTATAATGCTGTGGCGGACGCACAACTCTCTCTTCTGCTCGGATAAAAGAGAACCCTACCTGACTATTTTGTTTTAACATTTTTAGATATGCATATTCCTGTGAGTCACTTCCATTCGAGTTTTCCTCCGACTCATCTGTTGAGTTATCTGATACATTTGTTATATTTGTTAAATGAACCCCATGTTTAACAGCTTGCCAGCCCATAAATATGGGTGTGCTAGCTACATGCAGATATCGTAATCCTTTTAATGTGGCACATTGAATATAACATTTCATTTTTGAGTATACTGCGTTAGACATACAAGATTCCAATGTGGTTCTCCATATAAGTTTATAAACACGCTTATCTTTCAGTGAAAGATCCTGATATTCTGTATCGTCTAGATTTTCCAGTTTAATACTGGTTGGACGTATACTTTCGTGAGCAGTTTGTGTCGAAGGTGTTGTTTTGGGTGCTGAGGCGGAGGTTGCTTTTTGAGAATGCGGTGGAAGTGACAAGAAAAACATTGACATTGAAATATATCTCTCATTGTTGAATAGTTTAATGATGTGTGGACGAACAGTTTCTAAAAAATCAGTGCTATAGTGTGTTGCGTCTGTGCGCATGTATGTGATGAGTCCTCTTTCATACAAGCGTTGTGCACTGGACATTGTATCTGATGGAGTCATTGAATATTCGTTACTGGACGCTTGTTGTAGCCTACTAGTATTCAATGGTTTTGGGGGAGATACAACAGATTCATACGGATCTTCGCGAGTAAAGATATGGGCCATACAGTCTGTTTGGGACTGTGAAACGACCATATTTAGCATGTTACTAGCGGCTTCTCTCGTGTTAAACGTTTGTTCGAGTTCAAACTTGACATTTTTTGAGGTGAATCGTCCATATACGTGATATGCACTATCAGCTGCATTCTCTCCTGTTAGATGATTATGAATGGCGATGTGGTTATCGTATACTAGTCGAAGACATGGTATTTGACAACGTCCTGCACTAAGTGAACCACTCTTGCCATTGTTTTTACTATACGTGAATCGCTTCCACAGGATGGGTGATATGCGAAATCCAACGACCATGTCAATGACTTGTCTACATTTTTGTGCATGCACGATGTCCATGTTGAGTAGTCCATGATTTTTCATGGCATTAACAACCGCGTCTCGTGTAATTTCATGAAATACAATGCGGCGCGTAGTAGAAATATCAAGTCCTAATATGTCGCATATGTGCCACCCAATGGCTTCGCCTTCTCGGTCGTCATCTGTCGCAATAACCACATTTTGTGCACCGACCACGTTCGCGACAAGCTTCATGTTCTTGACTGCATCACGCTTTGTTTTGACTACACTTTGTGTATATTTAATATCATATCCACTGTGTACGTTCACGTCGTCCATATTTTTTATTTCTCTAAAATGACCATATGACGCGATACATCTAAATCCTGGACCTAAATACTCTTCTATCTTTTTACATTTTGCGGGCGATTCAACAATAACTACCGTATGCACTTCATTCGACCCCTTTTTGATAATATTTGTGGATGGGCGACTCATAACTAGAACTAATTATAGTGTAACAGGAGTTTACAATACTACAAACTCGTGTTATGTATTTATGTGATAACAACAAAATAAGAAATTGTATGAAAACAAAATCATCAATCACCATCTTACATGTAATATGTATCTGGTTTCTGAATATCTGGCATTCCATATTCTGACATCATGTCATATAATGCCCCTATTCTCTCGTAAAAGAATGTTAATTTGACTCCGAGGTAAGATGTTAACATGCCAATAAGGGGTATTCGATTGATTATCTTTGTAATTCCCGCAACGGTGTTTGAAATAGCACGTATATCTTGTAGACCGTATAGAACAAGTGTTATGGCTGTTGCAATGAATATAATCTTGATAATAGTATTTGTTGCACTCATATGTTGATATTTATTCGACGATATCAAGTTGTGTTTAGGGTGTATACAATATGTCTAGAGAAGCTTTTCAATCTTTTCTCGTAGGTCATCAATTGCTGGAGTCTGTAAGTTATCATAGTCGATATACAGTTCTTTTTGAGTATCTGGCTGAAATATCCCTGGCTGTTTACGTACTGGGACGACTGGATATGGCCAGTGACTAGTATTTCGTCGATACTCGTAACATTTTCTGCGAAGGAGTTGTTCTTCCTCTGTGTTTTTTGGGTGATTCCTTGGGAGATAGCATAGATATTGCACGAGTCTTTCTTCACGACAAGACGGTGGACCGCAGGTGTTTTGATGAAAGACCCTAGAATCCCACATGACGAGCGATCCTGGTTCAACGTGTAGCGTTTCTTGTCGATACTCTAGTCCATCTAGGTATCTTGGGTCAAGAACACACCAATCATGTTTCGCTACAGTGTTTGTGATGTTAAAGTAGTCTTGATGCAGATGCTGACTTCCTCGGTAGAGGACAAATGTGCGTTCGATGTTTTCGGTAAAGCTAACAAATGACTGAACACAGTGGCAACCTACCTTAAGAGAAGACTGGTCGGTGTGTATCCAGCATCTCGGATTATCGCTAAAATCACTCGGATAGTAACAGCACCCATCAAAAGACGTGACTAGTTCATCTGTATTCCAAACTTGCTTGAATATATCGATAATTTTATCATTGGTTCTTGCCAGCCACGCAAACCGTTGGTGTGCCACTTCATGGAACTTGAAAATACCATTACCACTTACATTCGCATGAAACTCTGCAAGGTGAGGTGTCCCATTGTACCATTTAAAAAACTCTGAACGATACTCTTGTACCTCTTCTTCTGTGAGAACATTAGGCACCACAACGTATCCGTCTCGGTCGAGCCGATGAATAATCTCGGCAATATCCATTGATTGCGGTGCATCGCATGTATCAATATCTGAATAGACGGCAGGATGATATTGTTCGTCATCATCGTGGTCACTTATATCGGATATACTATAGTCGAAATTATCATTATCATTCTGTGTATCTGTGTCTGTTAGAGTTATATTATCGCGAATAATATATTGGGATGCAACTACAGAGAGATCATTATCATGTTCGGTATTATAATCGTTTGTCGATTCGTCTCCATCATAACTACTACTGCAATTATTTGGCAAAATACTAGTCAATAAACTAACTATTGTAGATGTTTCTTCATATGAGCTGCTAGATTCTGTGAGATTTTGCATACTAGTAAAGGGTGTGTTATATTGTAGAGTAAATATACATAACTAGTAGTCGTTAATTCTATATCGTTTATGCGTGACATAATCATTCATCGTCAGGATACGCGTGCGGTTTCTTTCATCAGTTTCCGTAATTACAATACTATATGTAATAATAAATATATCTAACAGTAATATATACTATAATTATGGCACGCACGCGTTCGCATACTAAAAATATCCGAAAATACAATAAAAAGCCAATGAAAAACGGAAGAAAAACGCATTCTAGAAGGCAAAAGGGGGGAACAGAAGAGGATAATGTAACCAACTTTCAAACAGCATTAGATAATGGGGTGGATGTGAATGCAACGAATGATAATGGCAATACGGCTCTGATGGAGGCAAGTAGAATTGGAGACACAGAAACAGTGGCAACCTTATTGGAGAAGGGAGCTGATGTGGATATGAAGGATAATTATGGTTGGACGGCTCTCATTTGTGCAAGTGCAAATGGACACACAGAAATCATGGCAATGCTGTTGAATAAAGGAACTGATGTGAATGCGACGAGTAATACTGGCCTTTCGGCTCTCCATATAGCAAGTTTAAATGGGCACATAGAAACAGTTAAAAAGCTACTGGAGGAGGGAGCTCATGTGAATGCGAAGAATAATGATGGCTACACGGCTCTCATGTGGGCAAGTGAGCACGGACATCTAGAAATAGTAATGGAGCTATTGAAGAATGGAGCTGATGTGAATGCGAAGGATGATAATGACTATACCGCTCTTATGTGGGCGGTAGAGTTTGGACACACATCAATAGTGGAATTATTAGAAAAAGCAATAAAAACTGAACAAGAAACAAGAAGTAATAAACAAAAAGCCATGGGACAACTAGAAAATAGGGTTGTAAAAATACCCTCTTTACAGACGCTGTCTCATCGAAATATAGATACCAATGCTACAATATTATATAATCAAGCAGTTAGGGATGATGGCACTGTACCACCCCTAGGTAGCAAACTTGGTGGAAAACGAAAAACGAGAAAACCAAGAAGAA